TGTCGCATTTAATCAGTTTGAATTAATAACTGTTGGAAATGGTTATACCGCAGGTAATATTTATGCTTGTCGTCTTTCAGCGGGTACTGGTGGGGATATAGTAGGATATGTTCTTGCTAATACGGTTACTGCCGCTCCGGCAAATTCATTAATTGTAGATACTCTTGAATGGTATGCTGGACCACAACCACTTCCAGGACAGGAATTATTCATAGATACTGGTACATCGACAATTAGATGTAATACTGGGGTTGATCCTGCCGGTGCTGCAATTTCAACAATTCCATATGGTGTAGGTACGTGGGGTAAAATGAGAAAAGTTGCTATTACAGATGAATATTATTTCTTACTTGGTTCAAATAGTGTTTCTGAATCCATGACAGGACATACAACTGGTGGAATCGATAGTTTTGGTACTGGTACGCTTAAAAATCCGGAACGAGTTATTTCAGGAATTCATTCAATAACAAGTGGAGATGGATACGGTGATTCTGAAACTCGTCCTGGTTGTACTATGCCTTATTCCGTAGGTGATAAAATTACTATTAGACAATTTAATAATACTGAACCAGTATCTGGTGTTATTTCCAAAATTAGTCGTCTTCAACTACCAAACTCTATGCAGGCGGCAGCGTCAAAATTATTAAATGTATGTAAAGTAGCATTTATTCCAGAGGTTGATGTAACAGCAGTCGCTGACAATACTCCAGCACCAGCAGATGCCCCTGCTAAACAAGCAAATTCCAACGCATACAATTATGCTTGGACTAACGGCGCAGCAGGATATATTCCGACTATCAATTACACTCAACGCCTAAATGGTTACACTGCTACAAATGTTCCTGCGAATCTTGTTACTGCTGCTGCTGAAAAAGTAGATTTTACCATTTCTGACATGCAGATGCAGTTAAAACGAGTTGAACTTGACGAACGAAAAATTGCCGCAGACCTTGCTGCTGCTAATAGTCCTTCCGGATACAGACTGGATTTACCAACAGTACAAACATCGCTGGTAAATGTTCAGCAATTACAAGGTCCAACTAATCAACTAATTACTATTCCAAATATCACCAGAGCACTTGGTGTTCTTTCCGTTCCACTCAATCAGAATCACCAACTAACACTTGAGCAAAACTCCTTCTTTGGTTTCGCTGACCACCTATCGAATTACCAGTATGAATTAGGAAGTGATGGTCTTCAACCTGAGCGACCAGTTCCAGTAGAAAAAGCAACTCTTGGTAATCCACTGATGCAGACACAGATGCAGAATGAATTAATAAAAGCAGGTGAATCATTCGGGTACTTTACAAGCAATCTATATCAGGTCGTGAATAATTTCGCTATAGGAAGACAATTTGCGAGAACGGGAATGTATTATAATTTGATGCAAGTTGGTGATTTAGTTCTCAAATGTCAGTATGATGTATCACAGACCAGTCCTAAACTTTTCTGCCACTTTGTTAAATTCATCCGCTCGATAGTTGTATCGCAGAATGGTATTAATGTTTCAAATTAAGTCTCTGGGTGTCTGGGTATTCTGCTCAGGCAAGTTTTTTAGTTTTCTATAAAAAAAAAATAATTTTTTACAATATTTTTAATAATTTTAAAATTTAAATAAGAAAAGTTAAAATTATTAAAAATCAAAAACACCCAGCACCCAAGATAATTAAATTAAATAAAATAAATAAAAATAATATATTTTCTTAATAATATAAAAATGAACTCTACTTTTACAAAATCCAAAGTTCGCCTTACGCCCAATAATAACCCAAGTGGAAATCGCTTCAC